GGGTTGGCACCCGAAGGTGCCCCCCCCCCCCGTCAGAGACCGACCGGTTGGCGGGGGCTACGGGTTGTTGGGCCGCTGGGTGTGGCCTGACGGGGGGGTGTAGAAATTACGTGATGGCCGACAGCTCGGAAAATGCAAAAATGCAGAAATTACCTTTCCCTGAATTTGCTTGATTTTACGGGGTTTTACGGGGTTATATTTATTATATATATATAATATATATATAGGGATAATATAAATATACAAAGAGCAGAAGTGAACACGCACGAGAAGGTCTGTGATGCATTTTTGCATTTTTTGACGCTGTAAGTCGTTGTGTTGCAAGGAGTTATTTGGGGTTTTACCCGTGCATGTCGACTGCATTTTCTGCATTTTCTGCATGTCGGCGAAGTCTTTTAATGTGAGCCCTCCCGCTCACGAACAGCTGCGAGAGTCAGCGGTATTCCTGCACGAGCTCGAAATCGCATAACGTGATTTGACACTTTTTCGAAAAGTGTCGCACGTTTTGACCCTGAAAAAGTGTATAAACTTTCATGAAAGTGTGCATAAATATTTCACAGCCCCGAGGAGTAAAATTGGCCGAAAATTTCGATAATTTTTTATTGCGTTGGTTGGCGCAGACCGCGGAGCGGTCTAGGTCTGATACTCTAGGCTACTTCGAGTTTGAGGGGTTCAGATTAAATCGCTTTCCCAAAATGCAGAAAATGCAAAAAATGCACGGAACATGCAAGCGTTAAGACGTTAGTGAATACAGCGTAATTCAAGCATATCGTAAGTGCTGTTGGGAGAAGGAGTTAATGACTACTTTAAGATGTATGATTTTTCATACACCTCGAAGAAACTGCTATTAAGTGTGTAGGCTTCAAAGTTGTAGGGCAAGGTTTTTGGGCTTAATTCCTTGCAACAGAAAGAGTTATGACCGTTTTTTCCTGTGGTATCTCATAACGTCATAAGCGATTTCTGGAGGCGATTAAATCGCCTCCAGAATGGCACGGAACTTGCAGTGAGGCTCTCTTTGGGGCTGCTGTAAGCAGCCCGGCCATTCGACATAGTAGCGCACTACAGGGGTCGGCTACTGTTCGTTTCAACTGTTGAAACTGTATTTCAGTGGGTGAAACCGAGTCCGCACCGGATCCGCCCCGAGTCCGCGCCGGCTCCGCCCCGAGTCCGCACCGGATCCGCCCCGAGTCCGCACCGGATCCGCCCCGAGTCCGCACCGGATCCGCCCCGAGTCCGCCCGTGCGTGATAAATGCTATAAAATGCGTGATAAATCCTGATTGTCAAATCCAAGCCTTGGGGTGTAGAATAGGGGTAAACGATGAGCGTATGCGCATCGTATCTTATGGAATGCGCGCGCGGTATGCGCGCGCGAAGGTGGAAGCTATGGATATCCTAAAGACAATCGAGAAGGAAGGGCTTATGCGGACAACAGTATCATCGGCAAACAAGAAAGAAAGTCGGCCTGAATGGTACAAGAAAGCAGCACAAGTCCTTTCTGAGGGGAAGCCCAAGTGTCGTTATAGCAACGACTACTTAGAGCTTGGCGTTCGTATCTTGTTGTCGATTATAGAGGACAACGAACCGAACGTTCGAGTGTTGTTGTCCGCGATAAAGGCAACGTTCGACACGTTGCCTAGAAAGAAAGTTACTACCAAGGCGGGGAGAGAGGTGGAAGTGATAGAGGGGATTTATTGTCCATCGCAATTCCGTTCGACTGCTGAGGGTAGGGACTATTATGGTGCTTATGGCGTAGCAAGTATCTTGCTACATAATGCGAAACTTGCAGAGTCCTTGCGTTCAGAGTATCGGAAACTGCTGGCCGGTTCTATCGTGAAACCGTCGACGGTTTCACCAGCTGAGAAAGCAATGCTCAAAAAGCTAGTGAAGTGAGCTTGCAATAGCTCACTTTATGGCGCGCGCTCACTATGAGCGCGCCTTTTTTTTGCTCATAGGCGCGCATAGAATGGATTAATTAACACGATAGGATAGGTTGATACTACAGGTTGATAGGATAGGTTGATACTATAGGTTGATACTGTAGGTTGATACTGTTACCCGTACCCCGTTGCCGGAAACTGTAGCGCGCGCCGGGGGGGTATCAACCTCACACAATTTCCCTCACCTGCAAACATATTTAATCCTCCACACTCCCAAACCTTGCCCTACATTCCATCTTGACACCCACATTCAAATCCACTACACTCTTATGCAAGGAGGCATCCCACCTTGCCCAACGTACCCAACTTTACCCGTGACCCCGACCAGCTCACTCGCCTTAAACCCCTCGGCGACCGACTCGTCGTCTGGCTCGACCCCGGCGAACAGCTCACGCCCTCCGGCCTCATCATCCCGCCCGCCGCTCAGCAGATCACCCACCACGGCACGGTCCTCAAAATCGGTCCCGACGTCACCCACATTCCCGTCGGCTCGACAGTCATCGTCGACGAAACCAAAGGCGTCCCTCTCGGCGTCAAGGGCAACATGCCGGTCATCCTCTACCACGCCGCCGACATCTTCGCCGTCGTTTTCCCCGATGGGGAAAACGAAGACAATGTTCCCACGGTGGGAACAGAGTCTTCTTGAACCGTGAGGGCAAAAAAATGCCTGAGAGCTTGTGACTCTCAGGCTTCTGACGGGGGGGGCCCTCCTCCGCTCGACACAGGGTGTCGTGCGGGGGCGGACGATGATAGTATCTCACGGGATTGGATTTTTGTCAAGGGGGAAAATGAAAAATTTTTGGAGGCCAAGAGAATGGGAGATTCTAGAGAATTTGGAGAACCCGAGGATACCGAGGAACCTGAGGCTCTGTCGATCGAGGGCCTCCGGGACAAGCTAGAGTCGATGGCGGTTGCCGCCCTCATCAGTCTCATGAACTCCTCGGACCCGGAGGTCAAGTTGGATGCCGTGGAGGTGGTCCTAAAATCCCTCGGCAAGGATGCCCCCGAAGTCTCGAAGACTTCTCAGAAAGCTCCCATCGGCATCGTCTTCAACTTCGGCGAAGCTCTCCACGGGGCCCTGCAAGGCGTCGAGAAGTTGACCGAGGGCCTCAGCAAGCCTGAGCCTCCTGACGGGGGGGTGCGCCTTCCCAACAGGCCAAGCGGGCACGCCGGGTCGTCTGACGGGGGGGTTTGATGGCGGTGGTTGTTACGCCATTCGAGATTGAGAGACATCCGCAGGCTCCCGTATTCAGCGAGGAATCAAACCCAGCGCTGGTCCTCCGGCAGCTGGTAGAGGAGGTGAGCTCTGGGGGGAGGATGTCCACGACAGAGAGTGTGCGGCAGTTGCTGAGACAGGCGGGCCTTGTGAATCTGTGGTTTTTCCTGAAGTTTATTGCGGGGTATAGCGGGCCGTACAATCTCTTGAATGAGGGTTTGCATCTGGAGGTGTGCAACTTCAGGCAGAAGGTTGCGACGAAAGAAGGCGCAAGAACAGGGATTTATCTGCCGAGAGGTGCGTATAAGTCAACGATTTGTACGCATGGGGCTGCGCAGTGGAGATTGATTCGGGACCCGAATCTGAGGATCGGAATTGCATCGGAAATCAACGACAGGTCCGAGAGCTTCGTGAAGGTGGCGAACTCGACCTTCAGAGACAATGAGTTTTTCAGGTGGCTCTACCCGGAGCACCAGAAGGCCAACCGGGACGACACCACGCTGGTACTTACATCGAGAACCAGGAAGATGGTCGACCCCAACCTGCAGGCCATCACGACTGGTGGTTCGACTCAAGGGATTCACCTTGACGACGTGACGTTCGATGACCCGGTGGGGGACGATATGCTCAACTCCGACCGGAGTCCCACGGCGGATATGTACCGGGTCACGAACTGGATTTACGATAACATGAATACGCTGCTAGTGTCGGTCACGAAGTCGAACGTGGAGCTCGTCGGCACGAGGTATTGCGTGGATGACCCGTATGAGCCGACGATGGTGCACGCCAAGGCGCATTATGGGGATTGGGATGAGCTCGAGGAATCGGAGTATCCGGTCGACCCGTCGGGCCCGTGGGAAGTGTACTACAGGCCGGTCATCTGCCGAGGGCAGAATATCATACCAGATGTCATTTCAACGGCTGAGCTCGAGAAGATACGGGAGAATAATCCGTGGCTGTATTGGACGCAGTACATGAATCGAGCGAGGATGATAAAAGAAGGAGAACTCGGCGGATTCAAGGTCGGGATTGTCGATGTCGAGTGGAATCAGACGCTCGAGGGCTACGAACTCGTGTTCGAGGGCACAGGTGAACGGAGACAGCTGGCGGGGGCCTGCGTGGTGGGTGGGGCAGACCCGGCGGCGAGCGAGAAGCGGGTGGGGACGGGGACTTCGAGGTCCTCGGCGGGAGTGATTGCTCGGTTCTCGGATGATGTTGTGGTGATCCTGGAGGCGAAGGCGGGATTTGTGAGCCCGACGACGTTCTTCGACTGGATATTTGAACACGCGCAGAAGTACGGGGTGATGATGGGGACGACGTTCGTGGAGGCTCAGGCGGGCTTTAAGGCATTCATCCCATTATTAAGGAAGGAAATTGCTCGGAGGGGATCGAAGGTCGGGGTGGTGGGAGTGCCTGCGCTGGGGGAGAAGCAGACCACCATCAAGAATATCTTATGGCCGTTTTTGGAGCGGGGGAAGCTGTATGTGCGGAGAGAAGTGGCAAACGTGGTCCTCGAGGAGTTGAGGATATTCCCGTCGAAGCGGATGGACGTGCTCGATATGGTGAAGATTGCGGTGTTCAAGTCTTGGCGGCCTGCTGGTGGGTCTGACGGGGGGGTCGATTTCGACGACGATGAAGAGGACACTACGAGCAAGAGGAGACAATATGTTTCCAAGGTTTCGGGATATTGAGTGAAGGAGGCCTAAAATGGCAGAGATAACATCGGGGGACCTTGTTCCCCAAGATACCAATTTTGTGGTCGAAGGAGGGCCCGCGCCAGGGTCTGACGGGGGGGTGAGGAAGGATACCCCGTATCAGTTTTCGGATGTGTTTCAGTCGGATGAAGATAGGGCGAAGTTCTCGGAGTATATCTGCTCGGAATTGATGGATGTGATGAATGAGCGGAAGACTTTGGAGGACCGATGGAGGAAGTGGAGGCTCCAGAGAAGAGCTAAGCCGGAGAAAGCTGTCCGCAACTCGCCGTGGATCAATGCATCGAATGTGGAACCGCCGCTGACGGCACAGAAGGTGCTGACGATTTATTCGAAGCTGGTGGGAGCATTTGCGGTGAAGAAGCCCCCGGTTGAAGTGAAGCCGATGAATCTTGAGGATTCGGATATGGCGGAGAGCGTCGAGAAGTTCTTCAAGATAGAGGCGGAGAGTCGGTACGGGCTGGATATGCAGAGGAAGTTCAATCGGATTGCGTACGACCTCGTGAGCTTGGGGACGCAGGTGGTCAAAGTGCCGTTTACCGTCGACCAGTGGAGCTTCAAGAGACAGGTGGCGGGCGGTCCGGTGGAGCAGGTGACGTACTTGAGACATAAGGGGCCGGAGATTGTACCGGTGAGATTGGAGGACTTTTTTACTCGGTCATACTGGAAGGATGTGCAGCGAGCGCCGTGGGTTGGGGTGAGGTATCGGTTCTTCAAGCATGAGCTGGAGCAGTATGAAGCTCAGCAGATGTTCCAGAATATCGACCAGATTATCAACCAGCCAATTGAGTCGTACGACACCAACAAGGTTGAAGCGTTGAAAACTGCGGGAGTCGAAGTAGGGAGCCTCAAGAATGAGGAGTATGACCTGTTTGAGTGCAATGTATTCTGGGATGTCGATGGGGACGGGATTCCAGAAGATATTGTTGTATGGGTCGAGCCGAAGAGTGGAGTGATTTTGAGGTCACAGTTCAATCCGCTGAGTGTCAGGGATTATGAGGTTCTGACGTATATCGACGACCCAGACAGTCTGTATGGAGTCGGGTTGTGTGAGATGTTGGAGGATTTACAGGAGGAGAACACAGCACTTCACAGGATGCGGCTGGATGGGACGCAGCTGTCAATGCTCAAGATTTTCCTGACTCGGAGAGGTTCGGGGATTGATGACAAGGTTCCACTGGAACCGTTTATGGTGCTTCCGGTGGATGACCCGGTGAATGATTTTAGGGCAATTGACTTCCCGGATATCACACAGGGATGCATTATTTCTGAACAGATGGTGAAGGAAGCGGCGGACAGGATCAGCGGAGCCAACGACTATATGGCGGGATTCAATGACACCACGGTGAAGTCGGGGGCAACGGCAGCGGGGACGACGTTCCTTGCAGGTCAGGGTAATGCACTGCTGAATAATCTGCTGGCGAATGTTGAGCAGGCGATGACGAATGTGTATGTGCTCGTGCTGTATCAGGCGATTGCCAATGCTGATCTGATGGATTTGAGTTTCCTGCCTGCAGGAGATCTGGCGGAGATGAAGCAAGTCTTGCAGCTGAAGATTGAGGATTTGCCGGTGAAGTTCAAATTCTTCGTGAGAACGACGGATATCAATAAGACTGATGAGTCAAGAAAGCAGGGATTCTTGATGGTCAGTCAGCTGTATAACCAGTATGTACAGCAGATGCTGGGTTTGCTGCAGGCCAAGGCGAATCCTCAAACTGCACAGAATGCAGAGATTCAGGAGCTGTTGAACTCGGCGCAGGTTGGGCAGACGATGATGATGGAAAAGATTCTGGAGTTCTTTGAAGTCGGGAATCCGGACGACTTCCTGCCGTTTGTGGGGCAGACCAAAGCCATGATGAGCGCAGTGGACAAGCTGAGGAATCAGCAGGTCCTTGCAATGAAGGAGCAGTTGAATGGAGTTGAAAGAACAGAACAAACTCAAGGTGGCGCTGGCGGCCAGATTCCAAATGCCGCCGGAGGTATTGGAGTCGGTCAGCCCGGAGCTGCTGGCGTTCCTCCAGTGGCAGCGCCGAATGCTGGTGGACAAGCTGGTGCTATGCCGCCAGCCGGAGGAATTGGTCCGGGCGCAGGCCAAGGTGGAAGTCTTGCAGGTGGAATGTGAGATGGTGAAAGAAATTCTAAATAAGATGGAGGAAATGGAAAATGGCAGAGAAGATTGATGATGCAATGACGGATGAGAATGTCGGTGAAACTCCGGAAGTCAAGGCTGAAGGCGAGGAGCTGGACGTCGAGACTACTGGGACGAAGTATGTCGTCGAAGGCGAAGAAGGGGTCGAAGAAGAGTCTGATGACCCATTTGCCGGAATGACCAAGGAGGAAATGGCTCGGCAGATTCAGAAGGTTGAGAAAGACCTCGAGGAGGAGAAGAATCGCTGGGCTCAGTTGCTCCAGCAACAGAGGCAAGTCGTTCAACCGATGCCACAGATGCCGATACAGCCCCAGCAGCCGCAGGAATCTCCGGAAGATCGTGAACGCCGACTGAATCAACTGTTTCTGGAGAACCCAGCGAAGGCTGCGCAACTGATGACAGAGGAGCTCAGACAGCAGATTCGAGGGCAGGAAGTGGGTCCACTTGTGCAGGCAATGCTGCTGAATCAAGAGAAAGTGTCGAAAGAGTTGCTTGTTAAGGACCCTGATGACAAGAAGTTCTATGAAAAGTGGAAGGATGAGATTGAAGAGACGGTGAGAAACTTGCCTCCGGGGACAAAACTCCAGAATCCTCATATTTATAAGGCAGTTCTGGAGAATGTAAAGAGCCGTCATACTGACGATTTGGTGAATGACCTGGTCGCAAAGAAGCTCAAGGAGTATGGGATTGACCCGGAGAAGAAAACTCCAGTTGTTCCGAGCCTTGCGAACCGACAGACGGCAGCTCCGACGAGTCCGCAAAAGACAAAAACAGTCGTTGTTCCGAGATGGGTAGCAGAGGAAGCGGAAAAACAGGGTGTAGAACCCGGATTTTACTACGAAAGACTAAAAGCTCGTGGCTTGGTGAAATAAAGGAGGATGCCAAATGAAAGAAAAACAGGATACTACACAGAATATCGCGGCTCAAGAAGAGGAAAAAGGGTCCAAAACACCGAATCTTGCGAAAAAAGTGGTTGTTGGAACTGGATTTGACGTCGCTTCCATAGTAGAGTTGGACCAGAAGGGCGTAAAGCTGCTGTTTGAACAGACTTCAGACTTCCTGCCGTTGGCAGATGCGGTCGTCAAGCAGCTCTCGAAGGAGAATGCTCTTCGGTACAACCTAGCGAAGGAGTTCCATGAGTCTTGGAGGGGCGAAAAAATCGCCGAATTGAGCCGAAGTTTGTCGGTTGACCGGCAGGTAATGGGTTCAGCGATGCAGAAATTGTCGCTGAAGGCCCCGAAAGACGTAGTGACCCGGTGGGTCAGGGAGGATATGGTTCCTTCCATGATTGCGCAGGGCTACAAGAGACTGACGCCAGACATGGCGGAGAGTTTCTTGGGTCCAACAGAGGGTCACTTTGAAATTTCGAGCATGGGGAAGACGGAACTGGTAGCAATGTACCTCCCGAAGAAGATTTGGGAAGAACGCCAGAAGGCCAAGGTAGAGAAAAACAATAAACTGGCTGGGGCGTGGAAAAAATCGGGGAAATCGGCGCTATCGGGAGTCGGTGGGTTCACGGAGGACGAGAAATTGGACGCTCCGTGGACGGAAATAGCCTCGGACGAAGGTTCCGAGGGCACAGCGGAGGTGTAAAATGCTGAATTTGTATAAGGATGACTCGTATGTCGAGACGGAGGAATACCTTGCCGACGGTGCGATCCCTCGG